GGAATGAATTGTCGCCGGAAGAGGTATATCCCAACTAGCCGACCAACGATTCAGTCGGTTGATTGCAGAATACCTATCGCCTTCCGTTCGGAGCGTTTTAATGTAAACGCCACGAACGTTGCGACCATGAAAATAATCATGGCCACACGACTCACGGAAAAGTCCTGAATTAAAGGACTTGCTTACGTTAACCTCAAAGCCACAAATTGACAGCAAACGTACGACAAGGTCATAAGCCTTATCGAGACAAATGATGTCATCGCCAAACACGGCGAAGTTGCCTGAGGAATGTCTACTCGGTCTAAGGAATGAGTACCCTAGGGCTCTGTAGGCACCGTAAACTAAAGACGCAAAGAATATCGTCTGAAGGGGAAACGTAAAAGCATTCCCCATCGAAGATATCATATGTAACTCTACACTAGTTCCGTCTGGAAGGACGGTTACAGGGCTCCGTGTCATCACAAGCATGTCAAAAACATGTTTTGGGAAGACATCGCGAACCAAACTAGTAGACATCGAGTCTGAAGCAGATGAAAGATCGATAGTACCAAATCTTTCACTTACGGACCCGAGCCGAGCTAAGCTCCTGTTCCAATCGGGCTGTTCCGAGAGACTGATACCACAGGTCTCGCGTAATAAGTCCTCAAGGACAGATGCTATACCTTTCTGAAACAACATGTTCAGAATGGGCTCAGTACATATGGTGCGGCTTATTTCCACCGTCTTAGGTACAAAACTAAGGCGACTACCTTGAACGGTATCAGCTTCCCGAAACTTCGATCTAGTAGACTCAACGCTAGACCATAGTGGGTCGCATGATATCGCCTGCACGTATAATAAGTGCAGTCTTCGGTCTGTAGCTAACATCCTACTCGTACCAACCTTTGAAAGAAAGTCAGTACTAAAGGATCCGATGTTAGCACCGTTTCCAACGCCTAGCCTAGAGGATATTTCAGCAAGAGTGAGTCGTCTCAGGTTTCCCTGAGATTGATCAACCTGATGAAACATTCGAGAAAGAAAATCTCTCGCTTCCCCTAGAGCTATAGCTTCAGATTCGGTACAGCTGGATACATCGAGTTTAAAGTGTTTACACTTTTCGTTAATCTCTAAGAAAAGTGCTAGAGCTTTTCCGTTAGCGGTATCTTTTACTCTGTCGCTGAATTTCTTCAGTAAGGCAGAGCGGAGAGACTGCATTGCGAATTGTCTCACACTTATATCAGGATAGGGACTAATCGCCCCATTCCATCCAGCCATTTTTAGATCGTGATCAAGGCTAAAAGGAAGTTCGACAGCGTAATCACGCATGCTTGCTCCTTTATCCCAAAATCAGAAACTTTGGAAGGTCAACCAGCTGCAGGCGCTAAACGATACCAGTAACAGAAGTATCGCCAACGCCAGCAGACTGTTGGACCAAAGCTCCAAAGTGAGCTGAAAGTGCAGCCCGTACATTCGGCGCATCGGCAGTATCCGCTCCTGCAGGCAGATCAATAATTGTAGTAATCTGCATGTTTTGGAACGGTTGCCCCGCCAAAGGCAGAACTCCCTTGCGGGAGATCAGCTTAAACGAGTTGCGTGGGACATCCTTTATCAATCCGGTTACAGGATTAGGCTTTCCTAAAAAACGGAAAACCTTAGGCTTGAAAAACGTGATTGTAAAGGGGCTTGACATGCTATGCACGGTTACGCCAGCCTGCGTTCCACCTAGTGCCGTAACAGCGACCTGCTTCCCAGTAATATCGGGAGCAGAGTCCGTCACATGCGTATAAGTGGGTGCAGTGAACCCCGTTTGCGCTTGCCCGGTAATCGGGCTTGTTAGAGCAAAACTCATGATAATCCTCTATAAGCCAAGCACCTAGCGGTGCCAATGGCGAGGGTTATGTTGCGGATGAAGTGCATTGGCTTGACTGAGAAGGGCGTCAATGTTTGCTAACTGACCCCCCGTTAAGTCGAAGTTGACCTGAAAAGTGGGTAAAGACATTCCCACATTTGCAGATCGGTCAACGTACTTCGCTTTAGCGAAATGAAAACCTCGACTACCACTTAATGAGACTTTCGTCCAACCTGAACCGCCCGGAGGTGAGCCGTACACCTGCTGAAAAAGACCATGTTTAATCTTGGTCTTAACAACAGATTTATTGACCCACGCCAAACGATTCGTGTTAACGATCGACGCATCAAGGATATCACCAATATTGGTGAAGTAGTCGGCGAGAAAGCTCCAGGGTAATAACTCCCATGCGGCTGGAATGAAGTTCTGCGGCTCAAAGCCGAAGAGGTCATCATTTTGCCAGCCAGGAGCGTTCACTTGAGAAATTACAGCACCCTTATAACGTACTTTGATATTTTCGAGCCACCACGATGAGACCGTAAGGAAATTAGCCCCAAGGTCATATTGTGATTGAAAACCCGGATAATACTGGGTTTCATGGATCTTAGTAACATCGTACGTTTTGGATGATCCGGCAGACAGTTTTAGTGTACTGACGGGTTCGACTATCCTCCGATATGCTTTGACACCATCTCTGATGTCATTGAGTAAAGGATTCCAGCCGAACGATTGCTCAAGCCAAGCCGAACCGACGTCATTTAGCCACTTTTTGGGGTTGGCACGTTTTCTTTTACGTAACGTGCCTAAGAAATCCCCGCAGAGCGACCTTATGCCGACGAGCGGATTGCGCAGCATACGAAGCGTTTCAGTCAGTTCACCCAAGAAAATCATACCCTGAAACTGGGTAGTCAATAACTTGAGCTTCTTATAAAACGCTGCTTTTGCTAGGTTGTCAACGAAACTTTGATCCGTAGTAACGCCGAAGCGTGCATTGGCAAAGTCGATTCCGTTCTGGTTATTACGAATTAACGTATCACCATCACAGATTCGCCATGCCAATTGCGAAGGCACTCCTTGATACATCCAGATTTCGGATGACATCTTGAGACGAGTATAATCAAGAGAACACAACGTCGCTTGTAAGGGCGTTGTTGCGTTTCCTCCCTCCTCGATAACCGTGCGCCATTTAGGTAATCTAGTTCCAGTCCTAGTTCTGTAGGCGTTGAAAATAGTTACATTATCAACGTCCCAGACATCGGCCTCGTTCCAGAGCCTATATTTGCCACGGGTCCGAGTCGGAAAGGATACCGTAGTATCTTTAGTTATACTCATTCGCCTCCTCAGCTTTATTGGGTCAAAAGCTTCTTGGTGCCTTTCACAAGGGCACCAGCTACTTCAGGAACGCCTATCGCATCTTCTGCGGCTAGACGCACCTGCTCCCTCTTAACGAGGATAGAGTCAACCTTAGAGTCAACTAAAGTAGATGCCCCATTGATGAGAGCGGCGCCGCTGCCAGTAAATACAGCAATGGCTGCGCACGTCACCATCGCCTTTGAGAACATTTCCTTCATTTCGACTCCATTAGGTTAAAAGTAGGTTGATTTGCAAAGAAACTAGCTGATCACTTACCTGAAAGGGCGCTCCTGATTCTCTTTACGAGTCTCAGTAATAGCCTCTTCACTAAGATCAGCGCGATTTGCCCAATGGAGGGGAAAGTCACCATTTACGGTAACTTCGTCTCCAAAGATGTCCGCAGACTCACGTCCGAGGACAATTCTGGCCTCATCGATTAAAATGTGGTCAGGCAAAGCGTGAACATTTCTCCGCATTATGACAACTTTTATAGTAACAGACCCGCTTGATAAATGTATACGTACAGCGTGTTTAAAACGTTCTACGCGTCCAAATATCATTTGAGTCCTCGCTATAGGTTGTCAGGAAGAACGAGTACAGCATGCGGCACTCCGCTAGGAGCGTCACCGCTGTCGAGAAGGATTTCCCGCAGAGTTTACTCTGCCAAGAGGGGCCGTGAGGC